GCCATAGCCGTAGCCTTTCTGGTTGCTATCAACATAATCTTTTTTAACAAGGTATTTAAATGTCATAAAATTCCTAATTTTTATCGTTTCCGTAGCCGTAGCCGTCGCCGTTGCTGCCGCCGCGGCCGTAGCAGTTGCTGAAGCCGAGGCCGTAGCCGTAGCCGTAGCAGTAGCCGCCGCCGTAGCCGTAGTCTCCGACGCCGCTGTAGCCGGAGCCGTTGTTGTAGTTGTAGAGCAAATATTTATGATCGTGCATAATTTCCTTTGTTTATTCTTTACCGTAGCCTTCGCCGGAGCCATATCTGTTTCCGTAGCCATATGTTTTGCCGTAGCCGGAGCCGCGGCCGTCGCCGAAGCCGGAGCCTGAGCCGGAGCCGTCGCCGTAGCCGAAGCCGGAGCCAGAGCCGTAGCCGCAGATGTAGCGGTTGTCGGAGCCGGAGCCGTAGCCGTTGCCGGAGACGTAGCTGTTGCCAAAGCTGAAGCATTTATCTGGCTCTGGACCGCATCCGTATCGGAATCCGTCTTTATTTGCATGCCAATTTGTTTTGGGATTAATGTTAATTTCTACCATTTTTTAATTTTTTCCTATGTTTTCATTTGTTAAATTAATAAATGTTTTTTCGTGATCTAATAATTTAAGTTCTCTATATTTATCATTTATAAGCCTAATAATAAGTTTAGACCCTGAACTTATGTTTTGTTTTTTACATAAGTAATCGATTTCCGTAACTGTAGTGTCATTCAAATAAACAGATGTATTAAAACCACGATTATTTTTTGTCATATAAAAGTATCCTTAAAAAGTCAAAAATTAAAATTAATCTTTTTGTTTATTAAAAATTATAAAAATAATAAATATTAGTATAATATAAAGCATAATTATTCCCTCATCATTTCTGTTTCAAATAAGTAATTGTTAAATTTCTCATTAATTATTAAATTTGTCTTAACTTTATCTCTTTTTGTTAAACAAATTTTTGCAATCATATCGCACGGTTTGTTTGAGCTTTTTGTAAAATTGTAATATTCATCTTTTTTTTGATTTTCCATTTTATTTCCTTGTTGTAAATTTATTTTTAATAAAACTATTTTACTAATATTGTTTGATAAACCGTTTGTGTAAGATACTTTTCAAGTAAATCAGGATGTTCCTCACCAAATTTTTTTGTATCAAAACATTTTCTTTCCTGAAGAGTAGCAGTTGCTATTGTTAATCCTATTTTGTCAAGCAAAATTTCACATTTAGAAAAGTAATTTTCTAATAACTCTTTTTTATATATATTTCCAACATTTACCCATTTTTTTTCATTAAGTCTTGCTTTTTTTAACAGTTCGCATGTTTCAATTGCAAATCTGTCAGCAAACATAGTATTTCTCATTTTATTCACCTTCTATCGTTAAAATTATTTATCCGAAATCTTTATTGTTATAGGTCGTTCCGAGCATGACTGAGCTTGTATAACGTTATCTAAATGAGAATAATGTATGCTTAGACATAATATTCCCGCCAAAACAATGTTTAATAAAAAACTAAAAAAATATCCGTTTTCCATAATTTTTACCTTGTTGTTAGTTTTAAAATATGCCTCTTTCGAGGCATCCTTGTTTTTTGAGGTCTTCGCCTCTTTACTCCTTTTTCCACTCCGTAATTCTTTTTTTAAAATACTTTTATTTTTTGATGTTTTAGGGCATTCATGGCATTTATTATTTTTTTAGTCCACTCTGTATCTTTTGATGAACTTACAAATCTTATTGATTCATCCCATTCTTTTTCTAGAGTACTTTTTTTAAGTATTGTTTCCCCTACATGGTTTGTTGCGTATTGTTTGTTATTCATTTTTTTATTTTCCTTCGTTAATTTGATAAAGTGATTATACTTAGTTTTAACTATACTACAACAATTATTTGTAACATTTTGTTAATTATTTTTTAATAGGTTGTTTTATGCTCATATTGATTTATAATATAAAAATAATGGAGGCGTAAAATGCAAATTGAACGATGCAAATGTTGTAATGGTCAAAAAATAATTATGGGAATGGGTATGATTGAAAAAAAATGTTTTAATTGCAATGGAGTAGGACATGTAAACAAAGAATTAAATACAGAAACAATCGAAAAAATAGACATAGAAAAAGTGGTTAAAAATGTTTCAGGTGCAGAAGTTGCCGTAATTGTTAAAAGACGCGGAAGACCAAAAGCTGAGGTGTTTTCAGATGGCTAAAAAAAACATAGATAAAAAAGCTGAACCTGTTCGCAAAAAAATAGGTCGGCCTTCTATGTATACACCAGAATTAGCAGCAAAAATATGTAGAGCTATTTCATCTTCTACAGATTCACTTTCTAAAATTTGTTTTAACAATAAAGAATTTCCAATGCGGGAAACTATTTGGGAATGGCGCATAGATTATCCAGAGTTTGCTAACATGTACAATGATGCGAAGCGTGCACAAGCAGATTTACTGGCAGAAGACATACTAGCAATTTCAGATGATAGCCTTCATGACATCATGATTAATGAGCTAACTGGTCGAGAAACAATGAATTCAGAATATGTCGCAAGATCACGACTTAGAGTTGAAACCAGAAAATGGATTGCATGCAAGTTGTTGCCTAAAGTTTATGGTGATAAAACAACTACTGAAAGCACTATAACAATTAAACATGAAGAACTTTTAAAAGAGTTAGAATGACACCGCGCGAAAAAGAAATTAGGCAAAAACTTAAAGATGATTACAAGCATTACGCATCAAAATGTTTAAAAATTCGTACTAAATCAGGAAAAGTAGAACCTTTAATTTTTAACAAAGCTCAAGATTATATTAATACAATTGTTGAAGAGCAGAGACTAAAAACTGGAAAAGTTAGAGTAATAATTTTAAAAGGAAGGCAACAAGGCTGCTCAACTTATACAGAAGGAAGATTTTATTGGAGAGTTACACATCAAAAAGGGCTGCAAGCGTTTATCTTGACTCACGCTCTTGATGCAACTAATAATCTATTTAAGATGGCTCAACGGTTTCATGAAAATTGTCCGACCTTAGTTCGCCCAGAACTAGGTACAAGTAATTCAAAAGAACTTGTTTTTAGTTTGCTAGATAGCGGTTATAAAATCGGTACAGCTGAAAATAAATCTGTTGGGCGTTCTTCTACAATTCAATTGCTTCATTCATCAGAGGCCGCTTTTCAGAACAATGCCGCAGAGCATGCAAAAGGAATTATGCAAGCAGTTCCGGCAGAAGAAGGAACTGAGATCTTTATTGAATCTACAGCTAATGGTATAGGCAACTATTTTCATGAGCAATGGCAGAAAGCAGAAGCTGGTTTAAGTGATTTTATACCTATTTTTTGCCCATGGTTTTGGCAAGATGAATATGTTTCTGAAATCCCAGAAGGATTTGTACTTGATGAAACAGAACAGGAATTAGTCAGTTTATATCGTCTTACGCGCGAACAATTAAGTTGGAGACGAAGAAAGATAGTGGATTTAAGCGTTGGAGGGATGGAAGGTAGTAAATTTTTTGCCCAAGAATACCCATGCAACCCACTAGAAGCATTTCAAACATCAGGAGATGATTCATTTATATCTTCATCTCTTGCTTTATCATCAGTAAAAAATGATGGTGATCCAGAAGTTGAGGCTATTGGTCCTTTGCTTATTGGAGCAGATCCAGCTCGATTCGGAGATGATAGAACATCAATATGCTGGAGAAAAGGAAGAGTTGTAAAGAAAATAGTGTCTTATTTAAAAAAAGACACGATGGAAGTTGCCGGTATTTTGCACAATATAATAGAAGAAGACAAACCAGCAAGAGTGTTTATAGACGTTGTAGGACTAGGTGCGGGTGTTTTTGATCGGTTAAAAGAACTTGGTCATGGCAACATTATTGTTGCAGTTAATGGGGGAAGTTCTCCTAGAAATGCAAATAAATACTTTAATAAACGAGCTGAAATGTGGGGAGACATGAAAGATTGGATGTTGGATTTTCCTTGTAGCATTCCAAATCATCCATCTTTATTGTCAGATTTGTGCGGATTGACCTTTAAATTTGACAGTAAAGGAAGATTAGTCCTTGAGCGAAAAGAAGATGCAAAGAAAAGAGGCATACGATCTCCTGATGAAGCTGATTGTATAGCTTTAACATTTTCGTACCCAGAATCTGCACTTTTAGAAATATACAACAAAAACGAAAGATTAATAGCTTCTAAAGTGTCTTCGCAATTTAAAACTGTGCAAAATCTAAAAAATAATAGAAAATGGTAGCAATATTGTAGGATTTACCAAAAATTTTTCTAAAAAAGGATTTTTTAGATGGAAATTGCAAAAAAACACCAAGATTCTCTTTCTCGTATTAAACAAAATGTAGAAAAATCATATGAATGGTTTGAAGACAATTACATAAGGTTTAATTTCTTTCGTAAATTTGTTTTTGATACATCTATGTCTGATGATGATGTCGCAATATTGAAATCTCTAAAAAAACCTCAAATCGAATTTAATATTATGGAAGCATATATAAGTCGATTGTTAGGAGAATTTTCAAAACAAGAGCCATCTATCTCTGTTTTGGCAGAAGATGGGCAACAAGTTGATCCGGAAGTGATCAAATATGTGGAAGATCATACAAGATATATTTTATGCGATGCCAATAAAAGCTCTTGTGAATATGAAGTTTACAAAGATCAATTATCAGGTGGGTTTTCAGTTTTTAAAGTTACGACTGATTACCTTAATGAAATGAGTTTTGATCAAACTATTAAATTATCAAGAGCATATGATCCAACATTGTGCGGATTTGACCCTATAGCAAGAAATCCAACTAAAGATGATGGAAGGTTTTGTTTTGAACTTTATCCAATGGCAAAAGAAGATTTTATTGAAGAATATCCAGATGTAAATATAGAAAAATTTAAGTTTACAAAATCTGTTGAAGGGTTTAATTGGTCATATAAAAACAATAAAGACGATATCTTGCTACTTTGTGACTATTACGAAAAGAAAAAGAAACGTGTAAAAATTGTTAAGTTAGCCTCTGGTGTTGTAATGCCTTTAAAAAAATACGAAGAATTAATTGAACTTTGGAATAATGAAGGAAATATAGCACAGCCCCCCGCAATTATTGGAAAACCAAGATTTACCGATGTAACTACTATTTGTCGTTACATTTTTGTAGAAGGTACTGTAATTAGTTATGAAGAAACTGATTATAGATATCTTCCATTAGTTTATGTCCCTGGAAATGACATGCTTATTCGTGACGGTATTGGTGGGTCAGTAAGCCAAATGACACGTCCATATATTTATCATGCAAAAGGAGCACAGAAACTAAAGAATTTTGCAGGTCAAACACTTGCGAATGAAATAGAAAATATGATACAGCATAAATGGATAGCTCCTAAATCAGCCATTCCACAAGAAGAAGATTATTTATCTGCATGGAAAGATCCTCAACAAGCTTCAGTGTTGATCTATAATGATACAGATGAAAATGATGGCAGACAAATTCCACCTCCTCGGGAAGTTCAACGAGTAGCTACTCCACCGGAAGTATCTGGCGCTTTTAATATGGTTGATCATATGATGCAATCTATATTAGGAAGTTATGATGCTGCGCTTGGTGTAAATGATAATCAATTATCAGGGGTTGCAATAGTTGAAGCTGCAACGCAATCAAATGCTGCTGCAATGCCTTATATTGTATCATTTTTAGCTGCTCTTACTCAAGTCGCTCAAATAATAGTAGATTTAATACCAAAATATTTTATTAATCCTAGGGCTATTCCTTTACTTGGGATTGATGGTAAAAAATCATATAAAACTATTAATCAAAATAACTCACCAAGAATGAATTATTCGGCAAATTCATTGAATGTTAAAGTTGAAGCTGGAGTCAATTTTTCAGTATCAAAAAATAGGGCTTTATCTCAAATTATTGCTTTAAGTCAAGCATCTCCTATGTTTGCTCAATTTATTAATTCTGAAGGACTTCCAATTTTGTTAGACAACATTGAAATACGCGGAATTGATCAATTAAAAATGATGGCAGAAAAATGGATGGAAGAACAAAAACAAAAGCAAGCTCAAATGGCTCAGCAAGATCCTAACATTATTAAGCAAAAAAACGAATCCATAAAATTGCAGCAAAATCAACAAAAAATGATTTTAGATGCAAAATCTGATCATAATAAACTTATGATTGAACAAATGAAAATGGAAGCTCAAGCTAGACAAGACAGAACAGAGTTACAAATTTCTCACGAAAAAACAATACGAGAACTTGAATTAAAAGTTATAGAAATTATGCACAATAGAGAAATTAGTAAGCATGATAGGGCATTAGCTTTGGCCGAATTGCATCATAAAATTAATGTTGAATCTAAAAAACAAAATAAAGAAGAAAAACAAGAAAATATACAAGAAAATGAAAATGTTGAAGAACCTGAGGGACAAAAATGAACATATTTAAAAAAAAGAATATAAAATGTCATAAAGTTCCACATAGAACATAATTGTTTTTATTTTGTGTAACAATAGTTGACATTTTTTAATAATCGTACATAATTTAATTATCCAGCTGTGGATGTAAAACAGCCGTTACCCGCTCGATACGCGAGGTCATACCGGTGCAGGATGCACATATCAGTTTTAAATGGAGTTTTAAATGACTGAAAGCGAAAACAATCAATTCGAAGAAAATCAAGAACCTGTCAACCCAGAAACTCAAGCTATGTCTGAAAAGATGTTGCCGCAATCACAAGTAAACAAGATTGCAGCTCAAGCTAGATCTGAAGGTGTTGAGCGCGCTAGAAAAGAATACGAAGCTAAACTTGCCGAATCACAATCTTCAATGGGCGGGATATCTCAAATGTCACCCGAACATTTACAACAGATGATTGCAGAAGCAGCACAAAAGCACGTAGATCAACAAGCGCGAATGATGACGGCAAATAAATTAGTTCATGAATTTACAAGCAAAGTCACAGCTGGTTCCGCGCAATATCCTGATTTCGAAGAGAAAGTTTCGCAGCTGCGTTTAGACAAGAACCCTTTACTAGTGGTACTTGCCAATAGCGCAGATAATACGGCTGGTGTTCTTTATGACCTCGCGAATCATCCGCATAAAATAGGTAACATTCTTGCCTTAGCGAATAATCCCGCAACAGAACATCTTGCACAGCTTGAAATTATGCGCCTTTCAAAGTCAATTAAAGACAATGAAGACGCACAAAAACAAGCAATGCCCGCAGATCCTCTCAGTCAATTAAAGCCGTCAACTTTAGGAAAAGATAACGGCGTAATGAGTGTAAAGGATTTAAGAGGCCAAGACTGGCTTAGAGCGTAATCTCTTTACAATGCCCGTTATCTTCGAATTTTTATTAATACGGAGATTGATAACATGGCATTACCAAATAATACGTTACAAACAGTCCAAACCTATCAAGATAGTGGATTAGCTTATCTTATTAACAGTTTTGCGTTTATTAATATGGCGAATAAAAAGTTTAAAGACTTTGAAAATCGCGAAGCAAATTTAGGTGATACAGTAACTTTTGATTTGCCTACACGTTATACAACTACAAATTCTCTTATTGCTAAATTTCAAGATTCACAACAGAGAGTTCAAAGTTTAACCGTTAATAACGCAGTAAATACTGCATATTCTTTTAGCAATCAACAATTTGTGTTTAATGTTAGAGAATATATGGAGAAATTTGGTAAATCAGCAGTTCTAGAAATTGGTTCTCAAGTAGAAGCAAATGTTGCTTTAAATGCGGAAAGTCATACATATCGTTTTTATGGAGACGGAATTACAGCCATCAATTCTTATACCCAGTTGGCTCAAGCATTGGCAAATTTTCGCGATTATGGCGCAGCAAAAGATAATGTTAGAGGCATTATTCCAATGGCTAATGTTCCATCTATTATTGGAACAGGATTAACTCAATTTGTTCCAAAACGAAATGATGAAATTGCTATGTCATGGATGTTAGGGGATTTTTCTAATTGCGAATGGTTGCAATCCAATTTGCTTCCTTTGCACACTGCTGGTACGGTAGGTCAAGCAAATACTACTTTAACACTTGTATCTACAAATGACTCTACTGGTAAAAATGTTACACAATTAACATTTTCAGGTGCATCAGCAAGCGATTTAGATGCAATTAAAGCCAATGATTTGCTTCAATTTCAAGATGGCGTATCTGGCAAACCAAACATGAGGTATTTAACTTTTATTGGGCATAAAGTATCTAATCAACCAGTTCAATTTAGAGCAACAGTTGATGCTGGATCTAATGGTTCAGGTAATATTGTAGTTACGGTATCTCCCCCTTTAGTTTGGAATCAAGATCAAAATCAAAACTTGAATAATGCTTTACAGCCTGGTATGCAGGTTAAAGCATTACCAAATCACAGAGTTGGTTTAATTTACTCTGGCGACGCATTATTTTTAGCTATGCCAAAATTGCCAGAAGAAGTTCCTTTCCCTACGGCTAATAAATCAGACCCTGACTCGGGCGCATCAATGCGTATGTATTACGGTTCTTTATTTGGCCAAAACCAACGTGGATTTGTTCATGACATTATTTGGGGTTCAACATTAGTTGATGAATATTCTATGAGACTTGTATTCCCTGCTTAATATATTGATTACAAACTGCTAATTAATTTTAGCAGTTTAATTTAACAAATTTAAAAAGGATTTTAATATGACAACCCAACAAATTGTAAATGCGCCAAATACATATATTAGTGGATTTCAAGTCAGCAATAATGCAATTTCTCCAAATACTAAAGTTGATGTTTCGTATGGACAATGCCGTGACTCAACAAATACTATTGACATTTTTATGTTTAATGACTCTTTAACATTAGATGCAACAAAAAATGGAGCAAATGGTCTTGATGTTGGATCTCTTGTAGCTAACACAACTTATTCTATTTATGTTATTGCAGATGCTAGAAGTTTTAATGCTCCGGCTCTTCTTTTATCAACAAATGCTGACAATATTCCAATTATACCTAATGGATATGGCCCGCTTAGAATTGTTGGTTTCATTTCGACTGATTCTAGCGCGAATTTTCTTGGTGCCACTTGGGTTGGAAGTTCTTCACATAGAACATGTACATATAATACAGCACCAGCAATATTAAGCGCAGGATCACAAATTGTTTCAACTTTAATCCCTATTGGAGCATTTGTTCCTTCTCTTCAACAAGCAACGTCTATAAAAGTTTTAGTAAATTTGGTTCCAGCAGCAGCGGGAAATACTGTATCTGTTGGCACAACAGGACAAGGATCATTAATTTGCGCCGGTCAAGTTGCTAGCGTTGGAAATTATATTTTTGGTGAAATTTTAAGCAAAAATAGAGTTATAAATTATATAAATAGTGCTGCTGCATGCAGTACAAGCATTTTTTTATATGGTTATAATTACGATCTTTAATATTTTAAATAAAAAGGAATTAATATCATGACTTATTTAGCGCAAGAACTTGTAGCAAGGTCATGGTATTTGTCTGGAATTGTTGCCCGAAATCTTGAAACGGTTTCGGGTGATCAACTTTCAGATGGCCTTCAAATGTTAAACAATGTTTTATCATTTAAATCAACAGATTTGCATTTAATTCCATATTTTAAACAATATGAATTAAATTTAATCCCTGCTCAAGAAATATATTTTGTTCCAAATCTTCTTGCAGTTGAAACAATGACTTTCAATATAGGACCAGTTCGTTATTCAATGAACCCTATTGGAAGAAGTGAATATTTTGGTTCTTCAAGAGTAGATAACATTCAAAGTTTGCCCGGAACATACCACACTGAACGTTTATTAGATGGATCAAATGTTTATGTTTATTTTCTTCCAAATCAAATTTATCCAGCAAAAATATGGGGTAAATTTGGATTAACTAATGTTATTGCAAGTACAGATTTAGATATTGTTTATGATCCATTTTATAGCGAATATTTAAGATATGCTTTAGCAGAATACATTTGCAATGAATACAACATTGATCTGCAACCTGGAGCAGCACGAATGCTAGCCAAAATAACAAAAAAATTGACTAGTGTCGATCCGGCCGATCTTTCTATGAGAAAAGCAAGTACTTTGCAAGAAGGTACTGCTTTAAATTATGCGCAAGCAAATCTTGGACATGGTTGGACTGTTGGATGAGGTATTAATAATGCAATTAAGAAGCAAACCAAAATCAAATACCTTGCAAGAAGTACCTTTAAATATTGTTGGAAGTACAACTTTTGGTCGATATGCCAAAATAAGCACAGAACAAACTTTCAATATGTTAATTTCTGATAATTGGTTAGTTTCATATGCAGGTTATAAAGTACAAAATGTACTTGGATTGTACGGAAATTCAGGGCGCGGTCTTTACTCAAGTACAAGATTAGGAAAGTTAATAGCCGTTATAGATAACAGCATATTTGTTATTGAATCTAATTTTTTTGCTCAATTAGTTGGGAAAATAGACACTGTTTCTGGTGATGTTTTTATTGATGAAAACAATAAAAAACAAATTGCTATATGTGACAAATTGAATTTATGGATATATGATTATGAAAACAACACGTTTCAAAAATCTGTTTTACCAATAGATGATTATACCGGAAAAGAAGTTGTACCGGGTTACGTTACTTATCATGATGGTTATTTTCTAATTTCTAGTATTGGATCTCCAAGTTGGTTTTTATCACCTTTGACAAGTGCAACTGATAATTGGAATTGGGGTGGTGGTGGAGGAATAAGCGGAACACCAGTTACTACAACTATTCAAACAAAACCAGATATATGCCAAGCAGTGCAAAGATTTCCCGGTAGAGGAAATTTAATTTTAGTATTTGGATCAACTGTTACTGAACTATGGACTGATGTAGGTGGTAAACTTTTTCCATATCAAAGAAATTCTGCGCAATCTATTGATTATGGATGTTTAAACCCATCAACTATTGCTGCTATGAATAATATTGTATGTTGGTTAGCAGGAAATGAAAAATCAGGTCCAACAATAATGTACACTGAAGGTGGAGATATACAAAAAATATCAAATGATGGTATTGATTTTAAATTATCTACATTAAAAAATCCGACACAATCTTATGGGTTTATGTTTAGGCAGGACGGTCATTTATTATACCAATTAACATTTACTGATCCTAAAGATAACTTTAGTTTAGTATATGATTTTAATACTCAAAAGTTTTTTACATTAACTGATGAAAATATGAATTTTCATATAGCAAAAAAAGTATCATTTTTTAACGAAACTTACTTTTTTGTTAGTACAATAGACGGAAATTTATACGAATTTAGCACTAAATATGTATCATATGATTATGGGTCAAAAGGAATATATGAAATTCCAAGAATTAGAGTTTGCAAAAATTTTAGATTACCTGATCAATCTCGTTTTGTTGTTAACAATATAACTTTTACAATAGAGCAAGGCGATAGCGAGTTAAATTTTGAATCAAAAATATCTTTAATGTCCACAAATAATGATATTATATTAACAACAGAAAATAATGTAGCTCTTGTTTTAAATGAAACTATTCCTATATCAGCACAACGAGTTGATTTAACTATTTCAAAAGATGGTGGTGTCCAATTTAGCAATTCCGTTTCAAAAATATTAAATACTTTTTCTAATAGAGCAAATAAATTCAATTATTGGCAGTTAGGATATGCAAACGATTTTGTACCTCAATTTAGATTTCATGGGTTAAGTAAATTTGTATGTACTGATGGACTAATGAGTTATTACCAATGAATATACCAAATTTAATATATGAAAAAGTTGTTGATGAAAATGGATATTTAACTTCTCAATGGCAGCTATTATTTGCGCAACTTTTTACACAACTGCAATCTAATTTATCAGATGAAGGGTATATACTTCCAAAATTAACCGATTCACAAGTAACAACTTTAAATCCTGTTAGTACTTCAGGAGCATTGATATATAATAGTACTAATAATAACGGAATGATAAATATAAACGGCGTTTTTAAGAAAATAGTTTATATACCTTAAAAATTAATTCATAAGGACATAAAAATGGCAACCCCAGAGAGTACAGAAAGTAATCCTTGGAGAAATTTTGGGTTATCTGCTGGTTTAGGAGGATTAGGAACTGGATTTGCTCAAAAATTTATGGGCGATTATAGAAATCCTATGAAATCTGCTATGCCATATCTTAATCAAGCAGAAAATATGTTGCCAAAATATTTTGAACCTTATATTAATGCCGGGAAAGAAGCAATTCCAGGACTTCAAGAACAATACAAGAATTTGTTGAATGATCCTGAAGCATTAATGAACCATATAGCAGGTAATTATAAAGAATCACCCGGGTATAAATTTCAATTGGGGCAAGCAGAGCAAGGGATTAATTCGGCGGCTGCTGCTGGCGGAATGCTTGGTAGTCCATCGCATCAATTACAAGCTGGAGAAATGGCTACAAATTTAGCAAACCAAGATTTTTATAATTATCTGCAAAATGCTCTTGGAAGTGCACAAACGCAATATGGACGCGGATTAACTGGGTTAGAAGGAATGGCTGGAAGAGGGCAACAAGCTTCTACAGATTTAGGTGAAAATTTAGCTAGTATATTAGGAACTAAAGGCGGCCTCGCATATCAAGGAGCTCAAGAAGAAAATAAACGAAAAGGTGATACACTTGGCGGAATTTTTGGAGCCGCCAGCAGTTTATTACCATTTATTTTTTAAGGACATAACATGCCTGTAAACATGCCTAATTTTTTAGGATTACCAGTTCAAGGAAATCCGCTTGGACAACAATTAGCTAATTTGCCTAATGTAATATCAAAAGGGTATGAGAATTATTCATCTTCTCAACTTTCACCTTTTATTAAACCAATGGCACAATATGAAGCAGATATAAAACGCTCCCAAGCACAATATGCGCCTCAGATGGCATTATTAGAAGCATATATGAAAAATCAAGAGGCAGCATTAGGGCCAGCAAAAGGGTTTAGTTCACTTCTTCAAAATCCAATAGTTTGGGGCACGTCTTTAGTACATCCTGAAATTGTTAAAAATTTAATAAGTCAATACACTAATCAATTACAAAAATCTGGTACAGGTCCAATAGAAAGTTTAAATATTGGCGGAAAAAGCAATATTTCTAATTCAAATTTTGATAATAAAAATTTAAAAAATCAAATGGCCGAACAAAGACATCAACAGGTAAATGATATTTTAGGTAGACCATCAGGAAAAAGTGGGTTTGATACTGGATCTGATTATATTTCAAGACTTTGGCATGGAATAATGAATCATTTAACACCAGAAGAATATCAAAACACTTCAGAAGTTAAACCTGTAGCTCCTGAAATTGAAAAAGTTATTATTGCAAAACCAGAGAACTACAATCATGGTGTACAAAAAGCTTTAAAAAGAGCCAATCTTGAAACAAGAGTATCGCCTATAAGCGGAAAAACAGTAGTTCGTAATCCAGAAACAGGGGATTGGCATTATGCAAAGTAGGAATGATTTAACTATTGGCGATAAAATAACTGATCCAAATGAATTATCAGCTTTAAATTCTGAATCAGGTTTATCATCTAATTCATCTATTTTAGGTGAAAAAATTACTGATTCAAATGAATTAGCTATTTTAAACGCAGAAAATAATGTTAAATCAATGAATGAATCACCTATAAGTACAAGAATAGGTAAAGACATTGCTGCTGGTTTTTTAAGCCTTGGCCAAGGATTGTTAAATTCTCCTCATAATATTGCAAAATACATCAGCCCAGAAATTGAAAAAACCTTAGAATCAAAATATCCAGGGGTTATGAAAAAAACTGATATTGGAATTGATAAAATATTGAGCATAAAAGATCCAGATTGGAAAGATAAATTATTACAAAATGCAATACAATATGCTCCTTTTGCTGAAGCAGGTTCTGCTTTAATTCCTGGAAAAGCACTTTTATCAAGGCTGGGAGCTGCATCAACTGGAGGCGCATCTTATGGTGCACTTCAGTCTGAAAATCCAGTTAAAGGTTCAATTGAAGGCGCAATATCAGGACCAATAGGTGAGGTTGCTGGAATTGGGTTGGGTCATGGATTAATAAAGCCAGCCGCCAATTTAATGTCAAATAAATTAGCTCCTGCAATAGCTGACCTAATTAAAGGCAAGTTTCATACCGGATATGAAAACGACATATCAGATTCATTTAAAGCAGCTTCACAGAATTATAGATTCCATAAAAACGATGAACAAGAAAAATGGAACATGAGCAATCAACATACTGCAATTGCTGACCTTCTTCCAAATATAAAATATGATGACTCTGGAAGAATTAACGCTCTTCTTGAGCAACGATCAAAATTACAAGAAACACCTATTAAAAGCCAAACCGCAGAACAAAAAGCTGCTTTAAAAAGAATAAATGGATTAATAGAAACACCAATTAAATCATTTACCCAGGCATTAAATTATGGAAAATCATTAAATGAAAGTTATGGGGAAACAATGACACCCGGTGTTTCACCACAATTTTCTTCCGTAAATGGTGCGATAAAAGGGTTTATGAAAAACATGGATAACAACATTAATAATCCATCAAATAAAGAAGATTTAAAACGATTTGGTAATGCATGGAAAGCAGCCAGAGATTCAACAATTGCCAAAATAAAAACTTTTCATGAAGTTCCTTCTGATAAAGGTGGAACAAACGATAGCAAATTTGTACATTTTTTTAAAAATACCGGAAAATATTCAGATCCTACAACTTTTATAAGTGACTACATCCCATCAAAAGGGGAAAAAGGGACAGGAAGAATGGAGCAATTTTCTGATGTAGTTGGAAGTCCTACATTAGCAAAAAGAGTTTTATTGAAATCAATATTTGGTGAAAAACCAAATATGAAAAATATTTTAGATACATATGATAAATTAAGTGATCAACAAAAGAATTTTTTGTTTAATCAACAAGATAAACAACATTTAGATTTTGTAAATTATATGTTAGATAAAAATCCTAAAGTTTTGCAAGATGAAAATGTAAAACATGGAATATATGGAATGATTGGTAAATCTATTCTTCCCGGAGCAATTGGAGCTATTGCAGGCGGATTTATTAATCATCCTATTGCTGCTTCTATAGTTGGAGCATCCATACCATTATCTTCTGGAGTTTCTGGACTTTTAGCAAAAAGCGCAACAAAAATACCTTTTATAAAACAAGAAATAATAAATAAAGAACTAAATAACCCTAAAATGATATCAAAAATAGCCAGTTATTTGAGTAGCAAAGTTCCACAATCTGTAATTGCAACACAGGGGGTTTCTCAACAACCTATTAGTTTTTTAGAAGATAATAAATAAGCTATTATCAACTAAATATAAAAGGAACATTTTAATGTCATTAGATCTAAGTTATGTTTTAGCAACTAGCCTTGAAGAATATTTTGTTGATAAATCTACTGGTCAACCATTATCAGGTGGTAAAATTTACTATTATTCGGACAATAATAGAACAATATTAAAAAATGTTTTTACAATAAGTGGAAACCCACCAAATTATACTTATGCGGCACTTCCAAATCCAATTACTCTTAGTTCAGCAGGAACCATACAAGATGCCGGTGGAAATAATGTTTTAGTGTATTATTTTCCACAAGATTTAAGTGGTAACCCAGAAAATTATTATATTCAAATTTACAATTCTGCTGGAACATTACAATTTACTAGAGAAGCTTTTCCAAATGCAGGCGTTTCAAGCGGATCAATGACAGGATCAAACAATCTTATTAATTATGTTCCTAACGGGCAATTTTTATCACATAATGATAATCATGTAGAAGTTTTAGGTGTTAAAACTATTGCTCAAGGTGGTTGGACGTATGAAAGAACTGTATCTTCTACTGATATTGATTTGGTATCTTTTAAAAAGTTTAACACTTTTACTTCAAATCCAACATCAAGCCCAAGATATTCAGTAAGAATACAATGCACGTCTCCCGGGAATGCAACTTTTAAATCTTTAAGGCTAAAATTTCCAGATGTTTTTAAATTTGCATCTGATACACAAAATTATACTTTACAATTTACAGCTGTTGACAACACAGGAGCTGGAACATTAAACACAAGTACAACTATAATACAAAATTTTGGCACAGGCGGCAGCCCAACACTTACAACAAATGTTTCTACTCAAACATTTCCATCTACTTACAAAGCATTTTCTAGTAATTTTATATTTCCAATTACTGCAAGTACAGTTGGACCGTTAAATGATGATTTTGTTCAAATATCTATTAATTTTCCAGCTGGTATACCATTTGATGTAATACTATCAGATTTTGTTTTAACACCCGGAATTGCTCAAATTCCTACATTTCCACAACAAACAAATGCAGATATGTTTTCAAGAGGCGTAGCTGGTTACATGCCTACTCCTAATCCAGACGGAAGTGATTTATATTTGCCTTTAGTATTAACCCAATCTGGAACACAATTTGATAGATCGGTTATAGGTGAAATTGTATCAAATTATTTATTAGGCAGTAATAATACATTTTCTTTGCTGCTTTGCGATGGATCTCAATATATAAGATCAAATTACTCTACTATTGGGATTCCTTACTCTAGATTAAGCGAGTATTTAATTTTAAATTCACCTGTTTCTGGTATTCCAATGTTTGGTACTGGATTAAATTATAGCACTGCTTACCAATGTGGATCTTCTGATCAACTTAGAATTGTATCAAATAACCTTAGTGGTGGAGCTTTAGCGTCTCCAACAGCAGGAACAACTAATTTTGTTCCGTTTTCAGTGTATACCGGAAGTCCATATATTGGATATTCCTCATACAGTATAGGTGGTGGTCAAATGTTGGCTTACTGGAATCTTAGTAATGCAGCATTACCACCTGATAATGTTAATATTCCATTTCCAAATCCACATGCGGATCTTACATATGCAAATCCTAGAACATCTGGTTTTTCAATTCAGGAACAAAGTTATGCTCCGGGAACTCAAAACGGAATATTAGCAAATCAACAATATGCATTTGTTATTACTGCTATTCCAGCTGCAACGTTGGCAGGAAAATTTTTTACATTTAGTGGAAATGGGTTAAGATTTTACATGTGGTTTACAGTAGATGGGGCAGGTTCTAACCCATTATTTAGTACTTATACTGGTATACAAGTAAATTTAAAATCTACAGACACAGCTCTTCAAGTTGCGGAAATTATAAAAGAAGAAATTATGCTTCAAGCTTCTTATATTCTTACAATTCCATCTGTTCCTTTAGCTGGGCAATATTTTACATTTCAATCTAATCCAGCAGTACCTAAAAACTTTTATGTGTGGTATTCAATAGATGGATCAGGTAATGACCCTTTATTGCTTGGTTTAACAGGAATAAAAGTTGAATTGACATCTTTGGACAATACACCAGCTTTAGTTTGTACAAAAACAAGATTTGCTATTAATAAATATCAATTTTCTGTTCCAGATTTGCGCGGAATGTTTTTACGTGGTTTAGATCCATCAGGTTCTATAGACAAAAATGCTACCAATAGAATGTCATCAGTGTCTGGAATATCTGGTGCAAATTTAGGAACATTTGAATTTCAGCAACTTATAAGCCATCTTCATTCAATAACTGTAGGTGGATCTTTAGGATTAAATATTACCGGAACTGTTCAGCCGGGAAATGATGGACACATAAGTCTTACAGGTATAAATCCAACACAAACAGCAGTATCTCCTGGATCAATTACTAATTCATTAACATATTCTATTGGAACAAATGGTGGAACTGAAACAAGACCTACAAACTCTGCGGTAAATTATTATATACGATATTAATTTTATAAAAAGGATCAAATTATGAGCACTAAATTTAGCATGACACGAGACATCAATGGGTATAACGGATTTGGCCTTGTTTTTTCAGATCAAAAATTTTCAGCTAGCATTTTAGCATCAACAAATACTATATTAACTGTACCATCTTCAGCACCAATGGGAGGATCAAGCGATTCAGTTGTTAATAATTATTTTATAGCATTATTTTCCTTTCAGCCTAGTTCATCTGTATGGGTATCAAATAACAACACCGCAGAAATTCCATCTGGATCTTCTTTTGTTTCTACAACTTCAGAATTAAATCCATCTGCTAGATTAGTAAAAAGCGGTGATGTTATTAATTTTTTTTCTAGCTCAGCAACATTGGTTGGCGTGACATTTTATAGTTTGAGCTAAGGAATATTATGCAATTCATTAATATAAATAAATTTGGAATAACTGAAAATCCTATTTTAATTAGTCCATTTGTAAACGCATATATTAAAAATACTTTTTTACCAAATGATATTAGTGGATTAATGGTATGGTTAGATGCAAACAATGTTAATGGTACAAATGTTCAACCTTCTGATGGATCTTCTTTATCTTTATGGAAAGATTTATCTGGAAATTCTAACAACTATGTACAAAATACAGGCTCTAGGCAGCCAATCTTTAATACCGCGCAACTTCCAGTGTCTAGCTCAGCTATAAATTTTAATGGTTCAAAATACATGACAGGTCCTTTAATATCGACAATTATTTTTACTATATTTGTTGTGTATAAAACTATCAACACTGGGACAAATCAAATAATTTATTTTAATGGAGACTCTGGTATAAATGGTTATGGTCCTGCAGTTTTTTCTTCTAATTATGCAATTTTAGAAGGTGGTGTTGTTTGGAACGAGTATCTTTCAGCAAATACAAATTATAATATGCATCAAGTTAGTTGGAATGGTTCGACAATTTATACATTAGTAAATGGCACAATTTATCCAGTATTAAATCCAAATCAAGGACCAAATTTTCCATCACTTTCTTCGTCAATTGGTTCTGATTCTGGTGGGACCGGGTCATTTTTTCAAGGTTCGATTGCGGAAATTATTTTTTATAACAAAATATTAAACGCATCAGAAAATTCTAGTATTAATACTTATTTTCAAACAAAATACGGGCTATAATTATGGTAATGTATTATACAGGAACAAAATATTGGATTGATATTGCAAACAATCAAATAGAAAAAAATAGTAACATTCCAAATGATTTTGCCCAAAATTGGGATATACCCCAAGAAACTGTTAATCACAATTTTTGGTTTATTTGTCAGCCACCCATAGATGGATGGAATGGATTAACACAAGAAACAATGATTAGAAATATAGAAAATGTACAATTGCAAGAGGCTGATCAAAGTTGGTTTCCTCAAATTGAGATATAATAAGACATTAATAAGGATATTAAAATGACAACTACTCGAGAACCTATAACTCAACTTTCGCTAGGCACACCAAAACCAACTGATGTTTACCCAGCTGTAGACGTAACAGATCCTACTCAAAGTTCATCAGGAACAACAAAAAAATATACTATTCAATCTCTTATTGATACAGCATCATTGCAAACAGCAAGCAATATTGTGTCCGCTAGAGCAGCTACCACAGGGCAATTAACAGCTTCATATAATAATGGGTCACTTGGAGTTGGAGCTACGCTTATAAATAATGGCCCTTTTTCTGCTTTAATTATTGACAATATTATTTTGTCAAATAACGATCGGGTTTTAGTAAAAGATCAGGTGGATACTACTCAAAATGGTGTATATGTTGTTTCAAATATAGGGACAATAGCAACTCCATGGGTATTAACCCGTGCTTCTGATTATGATAATCATATTCCAAATCAAGTTTCTCAAGGAACTTTTTTAATGGTTTCATTGGGACAACAAAACCAAAGCACACAATGGATAATGGTAACAAATGATCCAATTGTTATAGGAATTTCAACAATTGTGTTTTTTCCAACAAATTTGATATTAACCGCATTAGCTGGACCCGGTATTGAGATTAGTGGTGACACTATTTCTGTAACTCCTCAATTACAATCAGCAAATACGGTTACAGATGGTTTGGTTGCTCATACTGCGGCAAATACATTTACTCCAAGAACAATTCAAGGAACTGCAAGTTATATAGACGTAACTAATGGAAATGGCGTATTGGCTAATCCAGCAATTAATATTAGCGCTATATATCCAGGTCAAAATAGCATAATTACGATTGGGACTATTTCAACTGGAACCTGGAATGGAACAATAGTTGAACCCGTATTTGGTGGTAGTGGAATTAATAATGGTTTATTTACATGCACTTTAGGCGGAAGTTTTTTAAGTTCTGGATCTATAACATATACAGGGGCTTTTCCAGCAACTTTTAATTTAACTGCACCAACAAATATAACATTTCCACCAAGCGGAACTATTCAAACAAATGCTCTTACAAATAATAACATTTTAGTAGGTAATGTATCTAATGTTGCTACTGATGTTCCAATGTCAGGTGACGTTTCTATTATAAATACAGGCGCTACAACCGTATCAAAAATCAATTCTGTACCTATTTCTCTGGATGGATCATTTACAACATCTGGTGCTTTTTCTGTTATTCAAACATATACTGCTCCAACAACAGTTACATTTCCAACAACTGGAACAATATTTTCAACTTCTAATCCACAATTAAATGCTTTGTCAACTTTTAATACAAATGGAATTATTACACAAACAGCAGCAAATACATATACTGGTCGATCAATTCAAGGAACTATTAATAAAATTTCAGTTTCAAATGGGGATGGAGTAAGCGGAAATCCAACATTAGATATTAGTTCAACTTATTCAGGTCAAAATTCAATTACAACTCTTGGAACTATAACAACAGGAGAATGGAATGGGACAATTGTTAGTCCAACGTTTGGTGGAACAGGAGTTAATAACGGATCGTTTACGGCTACTTTAGGTGGAAATTTATTTAGTACCAGTACCATAAGTGTCACAGGTGCATTTTCAACAGCGGGTGCATTTTCAACATCAGGTAATTTTTCTACTTCTGGCGCATTTTCTGTAATTCAAACTTATACTGGACCAACTAACGTTACTTTTCCCACATCAGGCACTCTTGCAACTACATCTGGAACAGTTGCAAGTGTGACAGGAACAACGAATCGAATTACAGTAGGCGGAACATCTACTAACCCAACCGTTGATATTGCATCGACTTATGTAGGTCAAAATTCAATTACAACTTTAGGAACAATTGGTACAGGTTCTTGGGATGCAACACCAATTAGTGTTTTAAAAGGTGGGACAAATTTAACAGCAACTCCAACAAACGGACAATTGCCTATTGGTAATGGAACTGGATATACACTTGCAAACATTACACCGGGAACTAGACAAACTATTACTAATTCTTCCGGTTCTATTACAATTAATTCAAATTTAGCAACCGGATATATTTACAATTGTATAATATCATTTTTATCTACAACCAGTGTATCTTTAAGCAATGGGATTTGTCGTGATTCTACTGACGCACTTGATATGGTTGTAACTGCTAAAACAGTAAATTTTGCTACAAATGGTGTAAATGGTCTTGATACAGGAGTTCAAACTTTAAGTTCTTGGTATGCTATTTTTGTAATTGGCGACAACACAGGGGTTAATGCTCCCGCAAGTTTAGCTTCTTTAAGTGCTACAACTCCTACTTTGCCATCAGGTTATACAAATTTTCGTCGTGTTGGATGGGTAAGAACTAGTTCTGCAAATGCAATACAAGGATTTATAGTTTCTGGATTATTTTCGTCTAGAATATACACATGGGATACTGCTATAGCAAATACTACTGTGCTTTCCGCTGGATCAACAGCAAATGTTTTTGCTTCTCTTTCATTATCAAGTTCAATTCCATCAACTTCTACGTCAGCAGTAATTAATGCGGAATTTGAAAATAATGGTGCAGGTACAGCAGCAACGGATTCATTTTATTTTAGACCAACTGGATCTTTAGTTACGTTAGCAACAACTTCAAATCGTTATGGTCCAGGATTTGCTATTGCAGCTGGTAACTTTATGCGTACAAGTTGCCAAATAAGAACAAATTCAGCTCAATCTCTTGATTATGCTACCACAGCAGCTAATGATTCAATAACATTATCAGTTTTTCAATTTGTAGACGGAATATAATATGATATTAAATGGTTTAGTAGAAACAGGAACAGGGTATTTGTTATCTTATGGGTATACTGACTACACAACTTATGTTGGTTATGATCCATTGGTAGCATACCAAGTAGCTAATTGTCCAAACGATTCAATAGTTTTAAATGACGCAAGAAATCCAACAAGTCCAGAAATAACATATTGGGATGGTGTAAATTGGGGATGGATAGCAAGACCATAAT